GGGAAGTTCCCCAAAGGGACGCTGATTTCTAGTCGCCGAGCAAAAGCTCGTGCTCCCAGGGCCCAACGTCCTCCCACCGAGCAGCTATCGTCTTGACAAGACGGAGCCGATAACGTGACAGAGGTATTATGTCACGCTTGACACCCCGGAGTAACTCCGCGGACTCTCGCAATGAGAGTAAACCGTTCTTCTTTTGCTCGAGGCTATGTAAGCACTTAAGCAACAAGGGAACACCATCGACCGTAACGTTTTCATAGTTACGTCCGAGGACGCTACACTGGTACCCCTCAAAACCTCGAGGGGCCCTACGTGGACAAACTTCGTCAAAGTTGCCCACAAGTGCTCCATCTCCAAATCTCCTCCCGGAGACCTGAAAAGGGATTCGCGGTTTCCTGAGTAAAGGAGGAAGGCTAGAAACAACCTTCGACCACCCGAGGAAGAACCTGCTATCGCACCCCCAGCCTAACCCGAGATGTACACGGGCCAAGCAACGGATGCTGTTTGCAAGAACTAGCTTGGTTTCAGGCGTATCTACACTGTTCTTAATGTAGATAGGGGTCACATCCACGCCGTGGAAGTAGTGTTTACCACAACTCTCACGAAACGGTCCATGCACAAAGGTTTTTTCATTGTTGGTTTTAAAGCCAACGAACCCTAGAACATGAATGAGCCGTTCTGCGCAGCCAACGGGACAAACTATATCGTCACCGTAGACTGCAAAACGTGGATCCAACTCACCTGAGTTAGACATCACGGACGAAAGGAGAGCCCAGAATATAAGACTCTCTAATTCGAAGGTGTAGCCGTTACCCATTGATGAGACCTTCTGGTACCGAATTTCGGTGCCATCCGGCAAAACGCCGAGAGGGGATCTGGCCAGCTTTATGGCCTCCACCCAATCATCTGGCAACAACTCTTCTACGAGTCTTAGACTTATACAGTCGGACGCGCTCGAGAGATCAATAGTCGCCAGCGACCCATCGGAGGACCCAGCTTGCGCGAGGTCCTGATTTAGGCTTTGAGAGTCGAGATTTACACCAACTCTTTTGAGCTTACGTCTGATAACCGAACCAATCCCCTTTTGAATAAACATATTAAGGAGAGGCTCGATCGCTATGACGCGGTCGGTTTTTGCGTTTTTTGGTACGGTGATAACGTTGTTGCCTCTTACGGGGGTAACCCAATCGGAGGCGTCTGGACCGAAGTTATCGGTCAGGTGGGTCTTCCACCCTGGTACTCGTGAAACTGCGAGCACACCCAGATCAACGCTGCCCTGAATCACAGTCGGTTTCACACCGAACTTATAGAAGCTATCTCCTTGGCGAGAACGGAGGCCAATACTGGCCCCCGGACCGAAACCAAAGTTCTGTTCCGCGAGGTCCCAGTTAAAGGGACCAAGTAGGGCTGCGATTTTTTGTCTAGCCGATGAAACATCGGTGAAGACCGGGTCAGAAAATTTAATTCTTCCCCGACGCAGATCTATAAGCCGCATAGCGGCATCAGAACAGCTTCTCTCGGACGCTTGGAACTTATCAAGCGCAACCTTTTCACGGTCGACCCCCATATCGAAGTTAGGAAACTTCGACAGAAGATTTAACGCAATATAGTCACGGTGGAAGTCTTTCGCGTCAGCATACGATGATGGATCTATCGATGCATTCACATAGCTGGACCAGTCACCAGATTCAAGGTGTCCTAGCAGCCTATGGGAGAAGGGCGTTCCCAGGTTAAACAAAATTTGCCTGGAAACGTCTAAAGCGACGCAACGTGATTTTGACTGTAAGTCCAGCCGTTTCCTCTGTTTACGAGGGCGTGGCATCATCTTACTCATAGGGATAAATCTCCTAAAGAACACTTAGCGGAACCCAGTAAAACTGGGTAGTGGCCGAAATGGCCACTGAGTTGGTTACTTCGTTGGAATAGGTCTTTTCTTGACCTTCCTAAAAAGTTCGCGTGCCCTCTTACAAAAAGGACACACGCGATTCACCAACTCGGTTCGAGCGCAGAGATACTAACACCGAAAGGTGCAGTAGTAGCTACGGCGTCTCGAAACCGCTGAAGTGCGTCAGCACGTTCGGCAGCGGTGAAGATACTCGGCATTGTAACGTCGAGATTCCAGATGCTCTGGCCAATTTCTGTGCCAGCACATCCGCACGCGCTGTCGGCAGTCGCAGCTTTGGGCAGGACCAGTTTCCACTGGACCCGGGTCAGGCCCGCCTTAGAGGGGCCGCGGACGGATTCGCTGACGGTCGAAGAAGCACCACCAAACGAAGTATCGCCGTACAAGACCCAGCTAGCCACGTCCCCCGCTTTTCCGCGAGGGTTGTAGACTTTGCTGTTGAGGGTAAGATTACCCTGAGCTGCCATGTGTTTTCTCACATAAAAGGAGCAGGATTACACCAATAAGGCATTATTACCTGAAAGCCTGGGTCAAAAGACTCAGACCATTGGCGATGTGTCCCGCTGAGAAGGGGTTTTTAAAGTGCAACCCCGGAACTGGTGAGGAATGATAACGTGTTCGTTGGTAGTGAAAACCGGCTATTGTAGCCTCACCGCCAACAGACCCAGTCCACTTACCGGAACCAAGTATGGCGCCGGAAGGGTCGAGGATCTGTTCGAACATAATCCCATTGCTGGAAAATTCACACTTCCGTCTACAGTAACCGTGTTGAAACACGTAGCCTGTATCAGCCGTTAAGGACTGAAGCCAAGAGCCAACTGGTAGAAACCAGTCGACTACGAAGCTGTACGGTAACTTTTCCCACAGGATCTCCAGAGGGTTGATTAAGCCCAAGGAAGAAAATAGAGCGGCCAACGGAGTGCCCATCTGATAAGTTAGATTGACATCCGTTATGTACCTGGCTTTTACACCAAGCCGCTGGCTACTGCCGAACTGTCCGCCACGTGAGAGCTCAAAGAAATCTTGAGAAGTTCTCACACCACGAACATCAAACTGAGGAGGTATAACCCCACCAGCCTGATCCAGCCCTTGACATGCCGAATTTAAATCCGACATGAGTGGGTTCCAACCATACTGAACCTGCAACCAGGAAGAGGGAATTTCGTTATAGGCCGCTCGCGCTTGGCGACGTTGCCGACGACGTCGGTATTCGTCCTTACGCGCTTGCGACCACGAACGCTTTTGATTCCCCACCTCTGAGTCAACCACTTTCCGCCACTCTTTATAAGAGTGATTGCCCCGCCAAATGTTAACGGTGGTAGCAATAAGTCTCGCGGTTTCGTGGTAAAGCTCACACGTCTGATCCAATTCGGCTAGAAAATTGCCTAGATGGACGTTTTGAGCTTGCAGCTTAGCAAGGGCTTTTTGTATAGCTGAGTCCTCTAACCAACTTGGGTTAGCAGGAGGAACCCAACCACCTGGGAAATCATCCCAGAAACCCCCACCAGCAAAATCGATACCGATGCGGTGCAACTGAGCATCGTCGATTATAGGAGTACGGAAAAACGTTACTCCAGGTTGGTAGTTAAGTCTTGACCTATACGCTATATAATCAGTTGGGGTGATATAAATACCCCTCCTGATCGGGCCCGTTGTTGTACTCGGGTCTTTGTATAGCACATTATAGGAAGTTGAGCGCTCAATTGGCGAATCCGGAACAGAATACTCCGGACCCCGAGGTATACCATACAGTGGATAACCACCCTGCTGATAGATATCAGATCTAACAGTAGTGGTTTTAGGCACTAACACAGTGTGAATCTCGGGGCGAGCCATAAAGCACAACTCCAAAACCAAGTCAAGGGAGAACAACGGCACTAAAGCGTACCATTGAGAGCCAACAGCGTATTACTACGCTGCTGGTCGGTCTACTCATCATTTGCGTCAAATTCTTGGCCCTGTTAGGCAAGAATCAGCAGAAGCTAGCGTGCCCTTCCGTCTCAGAGGTATTGTTACCAATGTACGAATACAGGCCCTAGCGTCCACGGACTTCGCAGTCCGTAATGATGAATATCCCTTCCAGCGAGGAGCCACCC